CAGCGAGGGTGCCGGTGTGGCTGCCGTTTGATGAGGAGCCAAACAAGAATAGTCCGAGAGCTTCTTCTGACTTCCAACCTGCACGGTCAGATGTACTTGAAGCGTCTGGGTCTTGCTTACCTAGAAGTCTAATGAATGTCAGTGAGCCATTGTTTCTTAGCCAAGCTTTGGCAGCGTAAGCGCCATAAGCTGTGCCTGCTTTTCCACCGTCTCTCCAGGCGTCTCTGGCAGACTCTTGTGAAAAGGGCTCGCCAAAGGTTTCAACGAACTCTGAAAATGAAGTAACTGTTACGGGTCTCATGCCTGGACCGCGTTCTGAACGACCGATAACCACTGGACCAACGGGAACGGGTGTATCGGGTAGTTGTGATTGGTCAATCTCCTTGATGAAAACACCGGGTGACACAAACTTGAATCTTCTTTCTGACATATTGTATTTCTCCTAAGAAAAACTTCCTAATAAATAGTGTTATAGCGGGTCAAACACCTACTCAATGAAAAATGTCTCTTCTTTCTTGAAACGTATCTTGACCGCATTCTCTCTGACAGCAACTGTTTGTTGTTCTTGGTTGATGCCTTCCCCTATCAAAAAGCCTTCCACTCGGATTTCAATATCAGTTTCAAATCTTCTTTCTTCTTCTCCCAAGGTTGCAAGGTTATTGCTCTGGGCAAAGTCTTGTGAGATAAAACCTTCGTATGAGTTGTTTTCATCTCCAAGGTCGAAAGAATAAGCATTACCAAAGCGGTTCATAAATGGAGTAACGAGGTCGTTCATATGTGTTTGGTATTCTGCTATTAGTTTTACGCTGTAAGTAACATGAACCCAAGTAGGAGTTGGGATAAAGGAAAACTCGTACACAACCCTCTTCGACTTGAAGCGGGAGTTCTTATCCCCTCTTACTCTTAGGGAGTCTGCGTTGGCAAAGTTCTTTGTTTTATCAGCTTGGATATTCTTGCCAACTAAAAAGTTATTTTTTCTTCTGTCCGAGTTATTGTAAACGTTGTTGCCAAATGGTCCCATTCTGGATGGGTCTTTTTGAACTGTTGTTCTTTCAATAGTGATGAGTGGAAGGATAAGTGTTTCGCTTCCGTCTCTTGCTTCTTTGGAACGTTTTATTTGATAGGCTCTCTCAGCACCAGCCCAAATAACAGGAACTTTTCTTGTTTCGTTATTTGCTCTGACGTGTAGGTCGAGTTGTTCATCCACCCAGCGGTAAAATGCTGCGTCTATTGTTTCCAATGTGGAAGGGGTGTATGCTGTTGTTTCAGTTGCCATCGAATAAACCTTCCCTTGCTTTTATACACTCTGCTGTGGTTTCGTATTTTTGTCCTTCTTGACCAAACAATCTTTTTGCGCCAATGGTTTTCACTATCTCGTAGTAGTCTCCATCGTAGTAAACAAAGTCTCCGACTCTAACAAAAAGGTCTTGGTCTTCTGTGAGTCTCTTACGGTGGAAGTATACTGAAATGCGAGGTCTCTTGTCGTAACCTTGGCTTTCGTTGGTTACTTCGCTTTCTAGTGTTTCTACTCTTGCATAAACTCTTACTGGTGGTAAGAAAGTTTTTTGTATTGCTTCTCCGTAAATAGGATGAAAGTTTGTGTGCTCTAAGCTAATAGCATAATAAGCGATGGCTTGACCAACTACATTCTCAATAAGCTCTGTGTTGACTTGGCGAACCAAGTCTCTTTCTTTTTTACCTACAAATATTGGAGGTGGTGGTGCGTCTGGTCTTGTAAACTTTGCCATTTATTTACCCCACGAAGATAGCATTTGGAACATTTTGGAAGAGCTTTTGTGAGTTCTCAACAATAGTTGTGTCTGACTCAGCCAATGCTCCATAAGTTAGTTGGTCTAGAAGTTCTTTTAGTTCGTCTTTTAGAGCGCCTTGCTCTTCTCTGGCTTGGCTTACCAAGTCTGGACCGTTCAGTGTTACTGAGTCGTTTGGAATTGGAATGGTTGCAAACTTGGAACGCACTTGACCAAGAATTTCTTTACATAGAGCAAGAGCGTAGCGGCGAATCCATTGCTTACCTACCGAGTTGATGTTCTCGTAAGGAATGTTAGCAAATGGCAGTGTGTTCATGTTGTTTACACCCTTCACTCCACGGTCTCTGGTCTCGTCTACAGCGTTTGCGTCCTTGTCCACGGTAAATGTGAACCAGATGTAATCATCGGACTCCACAGAGCTTCCTGGGGGTGGATATATTTTCAAGAAGTTGTTGTGTAGCTCGTAAGAATAATGTGAAAAGCGAACATTTACACTATCTTCAAAAGACATAGCTTGCAAGCGGTTTTGCCAAGTTGGAATGACTTCGTAAGTTGCATCATCAGCATACTGACCGTATGTTGAAAGGTTGCCAACTACGTTTAGACCACCATAGTATCCAAAGAATCTCCACATAACTTGTGGACTTTTGTAGTAAACGTTTCTAATAAGAACTTTTTTATTGTTGATCTCGTTGTAATAATCTGATGAGGTTAGTGAGCTTGAAGCCTGAACAATAGCTTGCAGGTCGTATTGTTGTACGTTTGGCTCTAATTTGAAACTTGCTGAGTATTCTGTTAGGAAACCACCAACACCGGCTTCTGTTGATACACCCTCTGCCACGCGACGTGCATAAGCAAATCCAAAGTTTGGAAAATCTCTTGATGCATCAGATGCACCGGCTGAAATTTCGCCATCTTCGTCAAAAGACGCAGTTGTTGCCCCAAGCATGTCAGAAAGAACGTTCTTGGCTTGGTGTGAGTTGATTAAGTATGAATATTCTAATACTGCCTCTTGATAAGCAGCATAAACATTACCAGTTTTTATTTCGATATCTAAAACATCGCCGCCTAGTTTTTTGTAAACATAGGCTACTTGGTCTGCTGCGCCACTAATAAAAGCTGCGCTGTCGCTGTATACGGTAAATGGTAAAGCAGCTACCACATCATCTGTTGAACCTGTGGCTGTCAAAACAGATGTGCTTACGGTAGATACTGGACTAAGTTCTGGAACTGGCATTGTCTAAACCCTCTTCTTCCTAAATAGTTTCCCCAAAGAGAAACCCCCCGCCTACCGAAGCAGACGAGGGGCAACTCTTAGTCAAAGACTAGGCTTATACCAAGTCTTGGCAGATGACGAGACCGTACATGTCTGGACGGACCATCTTCTTGCCGTAGCGTGTCATCACACCCTTACGTGGTACGAAGTCCTCGATACCAAAGATGGTTGGAGTGACTTGTAGTGGGACGTAAGGAGCGTAGACGTAACCACTCTCTAGGAAGCTGTTGCCACGGCGACCAACTAGAACCACGTTGCGTGGGAAGTATGGGTCAACGTAAACGTCGAGCTTCTTGGAGATGCTACCAACATTTACAGCACCGGCTGTGCCATTGGCGTCAACGGTAACGTTGGCGCGGAAGCCAGCAGTGAACTCTAGAATGTTAGCAACTTCTGGTGAGCAAACTACGAAGTTTGCACCACCGCGAACGGTGCGACGGTGAATCTCTGCGGACACATCGTTGATGGTCTCTAGAAGAGTCTCGTACCATTCGCTAACTGTACCTGTGAAGTCAGGGGCAGCAGTGCTTGCACCAACTTCAACACCAGTTACGCGGTTTACAAACTTACCAGCAGCGCGGCTCCAGTAGCGAACACCGGCACCCTTAGCAGCACCTTGAATGAGGTCGTTCAAGATTTCTTGATCGATCTCTAGGGCAATCTGCTCAGAGAGGATGCTTGTAAGCTCAACCTCAGCGTCGAGGTTGTGGTAGGCGTTGAGGTCTTGACCGAGTTCGGGTGACCACTTAGCCTTTAGCTTTTTGGTGTTGGCTGTGATAGCAACACTGTCCACCTTGATATCAATCTCGGGGATATTTGGTGTATTCTCAAGTGCCCACTCGCTTTGACCGCGAACGGAACCAACAGCGTTGCTAGCTGCAAAGTTATCGGTGATTGCGGCATCAATAACTGTGATAGCTGTGAGTGCTGTTGTCAACTGAGCAGGTGTACGACCTGTCTCGCTAGCGGCTGGAATGGCAACCAAGAGAACTCTTGTGTTGTCATCGGGGTCGATGCGAGTTAGACGACGTAGAAGAACCTCGTTTGATAGACCACCTGAGCTTAGGGTGATGAGGTTATCCATGTTAACGCCAGCGGCTGAGAGTGTTGCAACTGGAACAGAAGCAATAGCGCAGTTTGTACCGGAAGCAATATCGGGATCGTAACGGAGCAACTTATCAAAAGTATCTGAAGTTACTGTATCACCGTCGCCCATTGTGGACTCAGTTACACCAGCACCGTAAGTACCGGAAGCAACAGCAGAAATGGTAACACTAACAGTGCCTGTTGGTGAAGCATAGCCGTTGTTGAGGGCGTATGGTCCCTTTTCAGCGTTGAGACCTGGGAATGTTGAGCCGAGGTCAATACCACCAGTAATTTGAGCAGCTACAGCGCCGCCACCAAATAGTGAGGCGTTTTGGTCGTAACCAAGCTTCTCTGTACTGGAAGTGAAGTCCAAGAAGAAAATGAGACCTGATGGTAGGCTCATTGGTTGGACGGAAACGAGTTCGTTGGCGATTAGCTCACCAAAGACTCTGCGGACGATTGGGAATGCTACGGCACTAAAGCCTTCGACATCACCAGCCGCCATTGTGGAAGCTTCACGGAGAAGTTCCTTGGCTTGGTTCTCTAAGAGACGAGCCATGTTGTTTTTTGTAACATCGCTGTTGAGACCTTCAAGAAGTCCTGTGCCTTCCCACTTATTTAGTAGAGCAGCACCTTCCTTTTGG